TGAGTCGTTGAATAACTCTAATTACGTGCCATTAAATCCATCAATATTACTTACTGGTTCGATATCAATAACTGAGTCGTTAGTTAATGCAAATTACACTGCTTTAAATCCGACAGTATCATTTGCTGGCATCATATCAATAAGTGAATCACCGGTTAATGTGAACTATACTGTATTAAATCCAGCAATTTCTTTTACGGGTACTATTGCGGTAACTGAATCACTGGTTAATGTCAACTATACGGCGTTAAGCTCTACTGTTGACTTCACTGGTATTGTTGAGGTTGCCGAATCACTGGCAAACAGTGACTACAATGCGCTTAACGCGACAGTGACGTTGACATCTGGTGCGGTTGAGATAATTGAAAGCACTGTTAACACTCAGCACACAGTGTTTAGCCCGTCTATACTGCTAACACCAGAGCCACTAGGTATTGTGTCAACTGTATGCTTCAACGGTGTATTGGTAGACCTTAATTATAGTGGCGAGTCGGGATTATTAGAGTTTAGTGGGCAACTAGAAACGGCTATATTTAACGGCGAATTTAATGCTTTAGATTTTAGTGGTACAATACAAACAACATGCGCCGATGGCGACATAAAAACAAACTGTTAAGAGGCAAGAACAATGGCTGCAGGCGATTCAAAACTAGCACAAGAATACCCACTTCAAGCGGGTAAAGGCGCGTACAATAATTCAACTGATGTATTTAGAATATTCTTTTGTTCTGATACCTATGCAGCGGTTGACGCTACTCAGACCCCATTTAATCTGAGTGATGTCACTCAAGTTGGTGGTGGTAACTTCCCAATAGCCGGGATAGTGCTAACAACCGTTACATGGACAAGAACAGGTGCAGTATCAACGCTCAACTATGATGACTTAGCAACCATTGTTAAGAACGCATCTAACCCAGCCACGATACGCACAGCGGTTATTGTTAATGACACAAGCACAAGTGATGACATATACAAAGTAATTGATCTGACAGCTGACGGCTCAACAGCCATAGATGTTGTCTCTAATGACTTTGATTATACTGTTAATGCAAGCGGCTCAGTAACAGGCACGGTGGTATAAAATGGCCTGCTCAAATAATTTATCTAATAATTCTGGGCAGACATTCAAAACCCACATTACAGAATGCGCTGACCCTACAGTAACCATTGATGCCTCCAACTTTAGTGAGGCGCTTTACCGTATATTTGCTGCAGACCAGACAACTGTACTAGTCACTGCAAGTCTTACAGGTGGTGACATAGTGGTTGAGGCTGATGTCGATGATACTGGTGCGACTATTAACGTGTTTAGGACCACATTAACTAAGGTGATGATGGCTGACACTATTGTTCCTCAAGGTCAATATACGCATTCGTTCAAGGTCACAAACAGCGCAGGGCTTGAGCTTCCTCCTATATTCCAGAACACTGTGGCGGTGGTACGAGTTAATGACTAAGAATGTCGGAGGTAGGCCAACAGTAATGACACCAGAGGTGCTCGCTAAACTAGAAGATGCGTTTAGTTGGGGCTGCACTGACTTAGAGGCTTGTTGTAATGCTAATATAAGTAAAGATGCTCTATACGATTACTGCAATAAAAACCCTAAGTTTTCCGAGCGGAAAGAGGTGCTTAAAAATCAGCCTGTTATGAAAGCTCGAAGGGTAGTACAAGCGGCTCTTGATGATGACGATATAAGCACAGCGCATAAGGTTATCGACAGGAAAGAAGGCCAGAAGATTGTTCAGCAAAACGTTGATTTAACCCATGAGCAATGGCTCGATACACTTGACTGATAAGCGCCAGCGTTTGAAAGATGACTTCGAGTTCTATGCTCGTAACTGTCTAAAGATACGCACAAAGGTTGAGGGGCTAAAACCTCTTACCCTTAACGATGCTCAGATGTATATCCATAAGCGGCTTGAACAGCAGTTAGTGGACACAGGTAAGGTTAGGGCGATAATATTAAAGGGTAGACAACAAGGCGCGTCCACATACGTTGAGGGTCGCTTTATATGGCGAACTACTCACAACAAAGGAACTAAAGCCTTTATACTCACACATGATGGTGAATCGACTAACGCACTGTTTGAGATGACTGAGCGTTATTATGAGAATTTACCACCATTCGTTAAGCCTACAACCTCGGCAGCTAATGCCAAGGAAATACATTTTGATCAACTTGACTCAGGTTACAAAATCGGCACGGCGGGAAACAAGGCGGTTGGTCGAGGCCAGACTATACAATACTTTCATGGCTCAGAGGTTAGTTTCTGGGTTAATGCCAGTGAACACACAAAAGGCATCATGCAAGCAGTCCCAGACGCAGACGGAACTGAAGTAATATGGGAATCAACGGCTAACGGTGTGGGTAACTTCTTCCACGAACAATGGAAGCTAGCAGAGAAAGGGTTATCAGAGTTCCAGGCTATCTTTGTGCCGTGGTTTTGGCAGTCAGAATATAAAAAGGCAGTGCCAGAGAATACAGCGTTCAGTGATGAGGAAGCGAAGTTAGCTGAAATCTACACGTTATCAGCAGAGCAATTATTCTGGCGTAGAATGAAGATTGCAGAGCTGACAACCGATGGTGTTGACGGTGGCAAGGCATTCAAGCAGGAATACCCCATGAATGCTGCTGAAGCTTTCCAAGTGTCGGGCGGTGATGGATTAATACAAGCCACTGCATGTATGGCAGCAAGACAGAACAAGGTAAACGGTAGTGGGCCTTTAATTGTTGGTGTTGACCCTAGCCGTGGTGGTGATAGGTTCGCAACAGTCAAGCGGCAATCACGCAAGATGTATGGTATGCAATCGTTCAAAGGTGATGAGTGTGATAAGCTAGGAAAGAATGTGGCTATCTGTATCGACTTACTAGACACTGTATGTCCAGAGGCGGGTAAGGTTCCCGATATGATGTTTATTGATGCTGGTGGTGGTGCTGATATCGTTGATAGGCTCCATGAGCTTGGGTACAAGTCCAGAGTCAAGGCGGTTTACTTTGGGTCTACTCCATTAAAGCCTAAGAAGTATAAGAATAAGCGGAATGAAATGTGGGGTGAGATGGCTGACTGGATGGTTGATGAGTCTCTACCTGTGCAGATACCAGATGATGATGAAATGCAAGCTGATTTATGTGCTTCGCCATATGAGCGTGATTCTAATGATAGGCGTGTCTTATGGTCTAAAGATAAAATAAAGTCTAAGTATGGCTTTTCACCCGATTATGGTGATGCTGGCGCTCTTACATTTACAGAGCCAGTTAACACAAACAAAAAAACAAAGTTGAGGTTTAATAGCGTATGTCAGTAAGTAAAGATTTTAACGATCACAGTAAAGTATTGCTAATGATATCAGAAGCGCAAGACGCAACCACTGACGCACGACAAGCAGTACGTGATGCTAAGTTATTCTTGAATAAGCGTAATGGGCAATGGGATCCTTATGCTTGGGATAAACTAGAAGGCAGATACCGTGGCACGTTTGATATGTGTACGCCAATCGTTGATCAGATTAGCGGTGAGATAGAAGAAAGTGACTTCAGCTTGAACATATCTCCTAGTGGTGGTGATTCATCGGTGTCAACTGCCAAGACATTTGACGGTTTGGTCAGAAATATCAGAAACATATCCAACGCTGAAACTGTATTCAATGCGGTATCGAGGTCAAACGTGATCGGCGGCTTCGATGCTGTTGAGATAGTACAAGAATATATCGACGCTGATTCATTCGACCAAGACCTAATCATTAAGCAAGTACCTAACGCTGTTGATTCAGTATGGTTTGATATCGGGTCGACATTACAAGATGCGTCCGATGCTAAGTGGGCTATAAAATTAATATCGTTAAATGCCAGTGATTACAAAGAGCAATTCCCAGACGGTGCTGGGGTCAGTATTGGCGATGATAGAAAGAACACAGCGTTCTTTGATGTTGCTGACTTTATTACTGTTGGGCAATTATATTTTAAGAAACGGGATGATATCGAGTTGGCCAAGATGACTGACGGCTCAGTCTATCGCATGGATGAAAACTTTGCTCTTATTCAAGATGAGATGGCACAAGCTGGTATCACAGTCGAGGACACAAGAATCAGAGAAGGGTGGCGCGTACACTCAAGACTACTTGATGGGTCTGATTGGTTAGGTGAAGAAGAAGAAACTGTATTTAATGATATCCCGCTTGTACCGATATACGGTAACTTCGACATCTTTGAAAACAAACATATCTACTTTGGCAAGCTTGAGAAGCTATACGACCAGCAGCGCGTATTAAACTATGCAATGAGTCGTGACATTGAGGATGGCGCATTGTCTCCCAAGGTCAAATACTGGGGTACTGCAGAGCAAATCGAAGGCTATGAGGACACAATTCAAAGCCTGAACACAAACAACGACCCAATGCAACTATATAACCATGTTGACGGCCAACCAATGCCAGGGCAGCAAGGCGGGGTACAAGTTAGTTCTGGCTTGCAGACCACTATAGCCAACACTCAACAGATGATAAGTGCAAGTGCTAACAGCTTCAACGCTCAACAGGGTAATGCACAGCCAATGCAATCAGGTATTGCAGGGCAACAACAGATTGACCAAGGTAACACTGGTTCGATAAAGTGGTTCAAATCTCTTGAGGTCATGGTATGTCAAGTGGGTAAGGTGCTAATAAAAGCAATACCAAGAGTGTATGACGCAACTAGACAAGTACGTATCATGGAAGAAGATGGCACAAGCTCAATGGTTGTGATTAATCAGCCGTATCTTGACGAGCAAACAGGTCAGAACGTAACCCTCAACGATTTATCTCAAGGAGACTATGATGTTGTGTGTGACTTTGGCCCAGCGTTCAACAGTCAGCAGAAAGAAACAACGCAAGCATTCTTGGATATGGCGGCAATTGACCCAACTTTCCTAGAGCAAGGGAAAGATATCATGCTCAAGAATCTATCTGTGCCTGGTATGGATCAGATGGCTGAACGAGCTAGAACACAAATGCTACAGGCTGGCATGATACCCGAATCACAGTGGACTGATGAAGAACGTCAAGAAATCGAGCAGATGCAAGCAGAGCAAGCCAATCAGGAGCCAGTTGAAGATCCTATGATGGTTGCAGCTAAAGCCGAAGAAGGTAAGGCACAAGCAGCGCAGATGGAAGCACAGAACAAGCAGCAACAAGTACAGGTTGACGC